GTTGGTTCTGGTGCGGCTTCTAGTGCGGCTTCTAGTGTGGCTTCTAGTGTGGCTTCTGGTGTAGTATCGCCCCCGCATTGCTGGAATCGCAACGCTGGGGGCAAAGGAAAGCTAGTGTCCAACAACGGAATGGCTGAAACAGAAGCAGAAGCCGCGGCCATCGGCGCTGTCGCCATAGCGCATGTCTTCCGCAGACACGTCCAACCCCGTGTCCTTGATGAAAGCTGTCACCGCTTCGAAGTGACACATGACGCCAGAAAGCGCATACGGATAGGGAATGGTTACCGAAGGGTAGCCATTGGCGAATGCTTTGATACGGCTGCCCCGGTGGTCTGTGGCATGGGTGAAACGGGTATGAATGGCAATCATTGGTGTATCTCCGTATCAGTTGAAAAATGACGCTGCCAGATAGGCCAGCAAAAACCCGAAAAATACGATCCAGGTGTAATCCCGTAATTTCGTTTGCATGATCAGGTCCGGTTCCGGGCAATCCGCCCGCCACTGCCAACCCGGTGAGATTGGCAGTAGCTGGCGCACTACGCCGGGTTACCGTTTTCGTCGAATTCACACTCATCGGCGCGGATGTTTTCATCTACACATTCGTCTGACGTGAGCCACTCGTATTCGTTTTCCAACTGGCGGTATATCCAGTTCATGAATTCGCGCAACAGGCCAACGGTTTCGTCTTCAGATGCGCCGACGTCGCGGTATGGGTTTTCACGATCCCAAACATTCACGTCAGTGCAGTTTGAATGGTAGTAGTGGCCGCGATGCTTGGCAGTAGCATGCAATCTGTAAAAGTTTTGCCGCTGGATCGACTGCAAATTTTCAGAGATAGAATGTAGCCAAGTATCTTTGGGCGCATGGCTTTTGACCGCCCATGTGCTACCGGCTTTATAACGGTATGATCCCTCAAAGCAGGCGCCGTCTCCCTGACTAGAAAACCCGCTGAAGTAAATTCGGTCAATTTCAATACCCATTGCTGCGCCCAGCGTTTTCGCGTCTTCAAAAACACATTCGTACCAGTCGTAAAACGGGTATCCGTCGCGGTATCGCGCCCGGGCTTTTTCTTTGGCTGTGTCGGACAGCTCATCGAATTGGTAGATGCTGACCAGTTTGGTGCGCATTTTTATATCCTCAGGTTTGCGTTAATGGTTCAGGTCAGTAGCCCAACCATGCCAGCACTTCCGCGCCGATGTATTTGGACCGGTCGCCGACTTCATCAATAAATTCGAAGAAGTCTGCCCCATGTGCAGCAATTTCCTGCTCAGCTTCGCGCCGAGACACAACACAGCTCACCGCATCGTCAAACGTCATTTTTGTTGTCCCTATTAGGTTAGAAAAGCATCAACACAGGACAAATCCTATACTAGTGTTACGAAAAACGCAACAATAAATTGTTCAAATGTCACAACACCGCCATAAGACCATTGATTTGATTGATGAATCGGCGTATAAAAATCTTCATGGATATCATCAAACCATCAGCCGTAATCGACAAACTGATCGACCAGGTACTTGACGGCCTGTCCCTCAGAAAAGCTCTGATATCGGTCGGAATAACGGCTTTCCAGCTGGATCAGATACTCAGCAGAGATCGTGAAATGGCTTTGCGCGTCGCTCGGGCTATGGAAATGCGTTCTGAGCTCTTGGCGGATCAGATCCTTGAGATTGCCGACGAAGACCCTGACCCGAATCGGGCTAGAAACCGCATCCAGGCTAGACAATGGCTGGCGTCGAAACTGCATCCGAAGAAATACGGCGAGCGGATCGACTTATCGGTGACTCACTCGATCGATGTCGCCGCTGTTCTGGCCGAAGCAACCCAGCGGATGCGACTGGTAAGCGACCCAGCCGATGTTATCGATGCACAGATCATTGAATCTGTTGAGCAATTACCATCTGGATCGTTAGATAAAGAATCTGTTGTCCACGTTCCAACCGATGCGCCGGATATCTTCAGCTGATGGTAAGTCGCTGATTTTCAGGACCTATATTTCTGGCGGCCGTTCAGGGGGCCCCAAAGCCGGAAGGGGGGCGCCGGTGGGGGGTGGGGCCGGTTTTCGCGGCGACGTAGTGCCGCGGGGGAGTACGTCCCCCCAATTTTTTATTTTTAAAAAATTTTGAGAGGTTGTTACGATGGCCAAAGCGGCCCCGATCTACACTCCGGAGGGTGAAGCATCCTTGATGAAGGTGCTCTGGAGCCCTGATTGCAAGGACGACCCACTCAAATTTGTCATGTTCGCCTACCCCTGGGGCAAACCAGGTACACCTCTGGCAGAACGTCCGGGCCCCCGGCAATGGCAGAAAGACGTTCTCACAGAGATCGCTGCCTACATCAAAGAAGCCCGGCACAGTCTCTACGCTGAAAAGACCCTTTTGCCAATGTTCAAGGAGGCCGTGGCTTCAGGACGTGGCATCGGCAAATCCGCTTTATTCTCCTGGCTGGCCCACTGGATGGTGACGACCCGATTGGGCTCCTCCGTGTGGGTGGCCGCCAACTCGGAACCCCAGCTCAAAGACAAAACCTTTCCTGAGATCGGAAAGTGGGTGTCCATGAGCATGAACGCCCACTGGTTTGACTACCTCGCCACCTCCATCCGCCCGGCCGAGTGGCTCACTGAGATGGTGCGCAGGGATCTGAAGATCGACAGCAAGTATTGGTACATCAGTGCTCAGCTGTGGTCAGAGGAAAACCCGGACGCATTTGCAGGGGCACACAACGATTACGGTGAGATGGCGCTGTTCGATGAAGCCTCCGGCATCCCATCGCCCATCTGGACGGTGCAGCAAGGGGTGTTCACGGAGCAGATCGTTGATCGCTACTGGCTGGCCTTCTCAAACCCCAGGCGTAACAGCGGGGCTTTCTACGAATGCTTCTACGGCGACGACCGGGACAATTGGCGGCGCAAGTCAATTGATGCCCGCACCGTGGACATCGCCCCGGACATGTGGAAGGCGATCATTGCTAAGCACGGCCCGGACTCCGACGAAGCCCGGGTGGAAGTGTATGGCCAGTTCCCCAACCAGGGTGACAATCAGTTCATCCCATCGGATATGGTGGACGAGGCCCAGCGCCGAGAGCCGATCAAGGATCCCGGTGCCCCGCTGCTGATGGGTGTGGACGTGGCACGATCCCTGGACAAAGGCAAGACCGTCATCGCCTTCCGCAAGGGCCGGGACGCCAAATCCATTCCGTGGCAGGTGTTCAAGATTCGGGACAACGTGAAGATCGCCGGCTACATCGCAGATGCAGCAGCGAGATATGACGTGGACGCCATCTTCATCGATGGTGGTGGTGTCGGCGGTGGCGTGGTGGATATCTTGAAAAGCTGGGGCTACAAGCCGATTGAAGTGCAGTTCGGCAGTGGGGCCAACGATTCGGACAAGTACAGCAACAAGCGCACCGAGATGTGGGACCACATGAAGGAGTGGCTGTCCAACGGGTCGATCCCGGGCAATACAGAACTCAAAGGGGACTTGATTGGCCCTGAGTATGAGTACCACCCGGTGACCAACAAGCTGGTGCTGGAGAGCAAGGAGCACATGCTGGAGACCCGGCGGCTGGCGTCCCCGGATGAAGGGGATGCCTTGGCGATCACTTTCGCCCAACCGATTGCCCGGCGTGACACATCAAGCTCTCGAAACTCGGCCCGGCGGTTGCGGTTTGCCAAAGGTGTTGACTATGATATATTTGGACAATCCTGATATATTGAGGTGATCGCAATGAGCGGCATCCTTAGAAGCGTTGGTAGCTTGTTTACGTCGTCTCCTGGCGCACCTCCGACGCCCCCGGTCGCCCCAAGCCCGACCAATGCACAGACCCAGGCGCAGATGAACTCTGCCGCCCAGCAGCAAGCCGCGCAGATGCAGCGTGGCACGGCGGCGGTTCTCGCCACTGGCGGACGGGGTGTAGACCCCAACCAACTCCAGACCAGCAAAGTTCTTCTCGGACAATAACCCATGGCTGACACGCAACCCGACAAGGAACTGGCCTCGGAGCTTCTCCGGGAGTTTGCCGACATCGAGCATACCCGGGGTATATGGGAAAAGCACTGGGAAGAAGTGGCTCGCCTTGTGCTCCCCTACTACTCCACCAGTTTCTACACTCAGGGTAATACGGTCCCGGGTGCGGAGCGTAACCAGCTTCAGTTTGATGTGACGGCCAATGCCGCCTTGTGGAAATTCGCCGCGGCCATGGAGTCGATGATCACGCCGGCGAACAACAAGTGGCACCGGCTTCGCCCTGTCAATCCAGACCTGATGAAAGACCGGGCCGCCCGGCTTTGGTTTGATCAGGTCAACGACGCCCTGTTCTACTACCGCTACTCCC